GGAATCCGGGGAGAATTCCAACCCAGGTACGTCTGGAACCATCTTGGGGTGTCACATGAGTGAAAACTCTAAATGGCGGCAGGAAGCACAACTACCAGCAGAAACTTCTCTCCTTAATTCAATCCCACGGAAAGGTTTTGTTTTTGTTGTCAAGGAATCTACAGCTTTTGGTTTAAACAAGTTCGCTCAAGATTGTGAAACAGCAGAAAAAGGAGAGTCTAGTTGGGAGTTTGTTTTTATTAGTTGGAAGGACTTACCTGATTGTGAGTACCCGTTAGGGTATAACGAAGTAATTGAATACACCAAAGAGGAAGCAGAGCTTGTAAAAAGCTATGACTTGACTTCTGGCCATATAAAATTCAGACGTAGCCAGATTGAATTACTTGGAAGTGAGCAACATTTTCGGCAGGACTTTCCCCTCAATAGTCGGGAGCCGTTCCTTATCACTGGAGCTAATTATTTTAACACAGAAAAGGTCCATGACAGAATAGAAGAAATTCGGTTTTATAATGATTGGAAAGTTAAGGGTTGGGACTATGTGTTGGATAAATATCCTGCTAAGGTTCGGTCTGTTAATGCTCACCCACATGGATTGAGGGCATCTCTTAATATTCTTGACGAAAACAATGTTGTTCCTGTTCCTGTGATGGTTACGTTGAATAAAGGTCGTGTAACTTTTGTTCCTTGTGCTAATAAAACTAAACCTCCTCCAGAAGCCCTTGTTATGTTTCGTAACCCTGTTAAAGATCGTAAGGCTTTGGTTATTATAGATGTAGCTGAGGGGATAAGCACCTCAGAGTACACGAGTGATAATAGTATTGTTGAAGTCTTTGATACTTTTCGGCGTGAGCAGGTAGCTGAGTGGGGAGGAGTCTTTGATGAGGAGATGACAGCTCATTATGCTGTACTGATTGCTCGGTTGTATGGTAATGCTGATATTGTTGTTGAGATGAATAACAAGTGTGGAGGGACATTAAAAGCTGAATTGGAAAAGACAGGCTATAGGCATTTCTTCTTCCGGCAGAAGGTGACAGCAGGCCAACAGGTGAAACGTGAATTTGGTTGGCATACTTCAAGAGGGAATAAACAAGAAGTCTGTACTCAACTGAAATTAGATTTTAAAAACAAGGATTGTATTATTCACAGTATTCTTCTTTTAGAGGAGATGTTATTTTTTATTGACAATCAAGGTCGGTTAGGCGCATCCTCTGGTCATACTGATGATAGAGTTATGTCAACAAGTATAGGACTGAAGATCATAGCGGACACTCCTGCTTATCGTCAGCCTGTAAAGAAATTATTTAAAACTGAGTCTGAACTACAGGTCTACCCTCAGTATAAAGACCCGCACATGAAGTCGAGGAAAAACCAAGAAACTCTTAGGAGGTACATGTAATGTCATCATTCACCCCTCAACTCCCCACTCAACCTACAGATATGATAGGACTAACCCCAACACCATCACTGGGCACACCAGCGTCTGCTACACCAGAAGATCCGATACAGACACCTCCTCCTAAAACTCAGGATGTAGGTAACATACTTTTCGAGGACTACTTCCCTCCACTAGACTTGACGCATGAGCAGGAGGAATCAATTTCCAACTGGCTTATACGGGACCTTAAATCGTGTGCTCGTCATGTTAATGGTATGCGTAGCACATGGGCAAAATACCGCGCTGTCTACATGATGGATTACACTGAGAAGTTTTACCCTTCACTGGGGATCGGTGCTGACTTCGCGTCAGGTCTTTTGTGCGAAAAAGTTCTTGAGGGGTTAGATCGTTTGAGTACGGGAATCTTTACCCCTCGTCCTCTCTTTACTGTAGATGATAGAACCTCAAACGTAGAAGGTATTGATTTCACCCACAGAGCAGAGTGGTTTCTCCATACACTTTTTGAGAACGATTTGGAAATTGTTAAGGCCGTTGGGTTGAGAGGTCTTTTTGAATTTCTCTTGGACGGTTCTATGATTATGGAAGCTGACCAGATGTATGAGAAAATTCCACAGCGTACAATAAATACTTATAGTTCTCCTGATGAGCTAATGACCGACTCAGATAAGATTCTTAATGAAGCTGATTTTGAAAAGGCAATGGAAAAGTTGGAGGGTGGGGAGCTGGCGCGTGTCTTAGTTGAAGAAGAGACGATAACTAAGAACGGTCTCCAAACTTTCATTGTGGACAAGGTAGACCATCTTGTTCCTCCCAATGTTTATGATGAGAGAGATGTTCGTTTCAGGGGTAGGCGAATGTATTTGACTGAGAACGATCTTAAGTTGATGGCCTCTGATGGGGTGAATTGGTATGATAAAGAGAAGGTGGACAAGGTCCTCTCCGTGCGGAACATCAAACGCACGTCTTACAGTATGGCCAGTAAGGGGGACACGATAGCAGGAAACGCTGAAGAAGTTTCTATCTCTGATGGTGGTCCACTTATGTATGACTGGCGGCGAGAAGAGGGCAGTTTGGCTGCGGACAAAACCATGACTCCTTACAAGAACACGTTTGCTGTTTACCGCACCCTTGCGAAGTATGCGTATAAGACAAAGGGAGACGAGAAAGGGTTGATTCCAAAGTTCTGTGTCTTTGATATAGAACCAGAAAGCAGAACGATTCTTCGCGCAAGGACGTATCCCCACTTCCATGAAAGGAAGAACTACTTCCATTTCAAGTTAGGGTACGCACCTAAGAGTTACTACGGATTTGGTTTTGGTGCGCGGTTAATCAATGAAGATTTTCTTGAGTCCAACGCTGTTGACCTCTTTCTTGATTCAGCGGCTATGGCTACATTTAAGCCTACGATAGCTATTCACCCTGAGCATGGTGGGATGGTTCCTTTCGCAGATGGACTGGGACCGGGTAAGGTTGGTTATGTTCGGAACATGGGTGATGTGAAGCCTTATGATATTAGCCCCCCCTCCGATGCCATACTTCGTCACTTACTTCCCCTCACTAAGACGCGCTCAGAAAATAGAACGAGTGTCACGTCTTTAGTTCAGGGAAGGACAGAGGAAACCGACCCAAGGTCTCCGGCAAGTAAAGCAGCCATGCTTATAAGTGAAGCGAATGTGGGAATTGATGCTCTTATCAAGGATTGGAATAGAACGGGGTGGGAACCACTTGCTCAGTTCGTTTGGGATTCAGCTCCAGAGACTCTTGTTTATGAAGGAAAGACAGCGTTTGATGATAAGATTATCTTTCCAGGTTACGCTCCTGAATTAGAGGAGGTGAACAAGATTACGGTAGAGGAATTGAGAAAGAAAATTAATTGGAAGAGTCAGGCTGCGTCTGATTACTTAAACACACAATTAAGGGAGAATAAATTTCTTCAGCAGTTCCAGCTTTTCAGTCCGATCATTGAGAAATTGGCTGCGATTAATCCTGAGTTGTATAAGAAATATTTTCTGCGCTGGATGGTTCAAGCTGCTCAAGAATTGAACATTCGAAACTTTAAGTATCTTATGCCAACGGCTGAAGAGTTGAGTGTAGTAGCACCAGAACAGATGCAAGGAATGATGCAGAATATAATGGAAACTCTACAACCTGGTCAACAGCCAGGGGCTAGAGGAAAACAGGAGTAAATTATGGCAACATTACGTGGAACGCATATTAATCCCTCATTGATGCAAAGTCCTCTTGACCAGATGAAGGTAGCTAAGGAGGGAAACAGGACGGAGAGAACAGCGTTGGAGAAAAAACTAGCTGCGTGGAAAGATTTCCAGGGCACAGAGAATGGTAAAATCTGCGCTGCTATGGCAGACCCTATGATTGACCATTGTAATCATATCCTTGGTCTTTCTCCTATAGAGATTGGGTTTGCTCTTGATGTAGTTAATGACTATAAGGCTGAGATACGAGGACAGCGGTATGTTTGGCAACTTATAAAGGAAGACCCAACAAGATTGAAAAGACTTATTGATGGGCTGGGTGAGGACGAAGAGAAGGATAAATCAGCGTGGAAGCCTTTCAAGAGCGCAAAAAAGAGTTGAGAATGGCTCTTGACATCATATCCTTAGTTTGTTAGTTGTTTATTTAATGACTGTGGCATTTTCCACAAGAGCTGCTCACGGCTGAAATGTGAAGGAAAAACGAGAGATTATTATGACAGACCTCGCTGACAAAACAAAACAGCTCTTAGACGAGCTGGATGAAATGGGCCTCGATGGAGAAGATATTCCAGATGAGATCAAAAATTTGGATTCTGATTCATCAGAGGATGAACGAACAAAAGCAGACCATGCGTATAGACAACTTCGGGAGAAGTTGAGAGTAGCAAAAGGAGTTATTGGTCAGCAGTCTACTGAGTTGAAGAAAAAGGGAGAGAAACAGGAGCCTTTGGTTCCAGCTTCTACCCCAGCTCTTGACCCACAGCAACAGTCAGATTTTTATCTGTCTTCGCTTCAAACTCGCGCCATGCAGAAATTAGGAATACCGGACGCAGCTAACCCTCTGGTCCAAATGGAGATTCAGAGGTTGTATTCGGGAGACATGGTGACAGCGGAGAAGCAAGTTACTGCGGAGAAGGATGCAACAGTTGTTCTTGAGCAGATTTATTCGGATTTCCCTCAGTTAGAGGATGATGATAAAGAAGCTATTGGAGAACAGCTCTCAGCTCACGATGCTCTGGCAAGGACAGATGAGGCTCTTATTAAGAACACCATCTACGCTTACATGGGGGGAAATCTGGCAAAGTTCAGTAAACCTTCAGTTGAGCTTAAGCCCAAGTCAAAAGCTGGATTGACCAAGACATCTTCTGGAGCTGCTGCAATCTCTGATGTGAAAGCACGGGGTACTGGTGTTGAGCCGGGTGTAGGAACTCCTGGTAGTGGAGCGACTGAATCCAAACCAGCTACTTCTGAAGAACTGAAAGAGATGAAGAAGCTCAGTGTACCTCCCGAACAGATTGAAATATATCGCAGGGCTAAATTGAAAAAAGGCAAATATTCTTCGTAATAGCTTTTTTGTAAAGGTGTTGCGGGTGTTGCCAATTGGAGGTAATTATTATGGAAACTACGCAGACCTTTACAGACCCTAATGCGGGTCCTTATGACGGTGCGGATCGTATCCTTCATGTGCCATTCTTGGCAGGTACGGTCTTTCGCAGACGTGGCGGTAAATTTGTTGATTTACATCATCAATATCAAGCCGCTACCGCTAACTCCTCAAA